GGCTGCATGCGTGGCAAAGAGACGCGCTGAAGGTGCCCGCCGAGTTACTGAAGCGATGATGGAAAAGCGCCGGTCAGAGCGCGAGATGCGCGAGGCTACTCGCGGACCGGTGTATGCGCCGCGGCCGGTGGCGCAGGCGTGGCCGGGATTGCGTGGGCCGGGCGGCGAGTGGGAGAAGGGGCCGACGACGGTCCAGGGATGGGCGACGTTGGATGGGCGGCGGGTGTGAGCGGCTACCGGGCGTTTCTTGACGGCAAGCACGTTCAGCCGCAACCATCCGGCATTTCCGGAGAGTTCGACCTGAACAGCAAACTCTTTGGCTTCCAAAAGCAAAGCATCACGCGGGCGCTGAACGCTGGCAAGTTCGCACTATTCACGGAGTGCGGGAGCGGCAAAACAGCTATGCAAGCGGAATGGGCGCGGCAGGTCTGCCAACACTCGGGCGGTGACGCGCTGATACTGGCACCGTTAGCCGTCACCGCGCAAACCGTAGCGGAGGGCGAGAAGTTCGGCGTGGAGATTACGCAGTGCCGAAGTCAGAAGGACGTGCGGCGCGGCGTCAATGTTGCCAACTACGACATGCTCAAGCACTTCGACGCTGGCCATTTTAAGGCCATTGTATTGGACGAGTCGAGCATCCTGAAGAACTTCACCGGTGCGACCAGGCGGCTACTGCAAGACTCGTTTGCGAGCACGCCCTACAAGCTCTGTTGCTCCGCTACGCCGTCGCCAAACGATCACATGGAGCTAGGCAACCACTCGGAGTTTCTCGACATCATGAGCGGCGGGCAAATGCTGATGCGGTGGTTTCTGAACGACACGATGAAGGCGGGTGGGTATCGGCTGAAAGGACACGCTGAAGCCGACTACTGGCGGTGGGTGGCGTCGTGGTCGGTGTGCATGGAGAAACCGTCAGACCTTGGGTTTTCTGATGACGGCTGGAATATGCCCGAGTTGCGCATTCATGAGGAGATTGTCTCCGTCGATCAATCCATCAACGCCAACGGCCAACTGTTCCGGGTGGCGGACGTATCGGCGACGGGACTGCATCGGGAGATGCGGCTGACGGCGCCGGCGCGGGCGGCTCGCGTTGCCGAGATCATCGGCGACTCGAAAGAGCCGTGGTGTATCTGGTGCAACACCAACTACGAGGCCGACGAACTGATGCGCGTGATCGACGGAGCCATCGAAGTGCGCGGCGACGAGCGCACGGAAGCGAAAGAGGAGAAGCTACTGGGATTCACGAACGGCGCGTTCCAGCGCATCGTCACGAAGCCATCAATCGCGGGCTTCGGCATGAACTGGCAGCACTGCAACCGTCACATTTTTTGCGGCCTGTCCTACTCATACGAACAGTTCTATCAGGCCGTGCGCCGGTCCTGGCGGTTCGGGCAAACGCGGCCGGTTGACGCCTACATGGTCATCGCGGAGACGGAAGGCCCCGTCCTCAAAACGATCCGCGAAAAGCAAAAGAAGCACGAAGAAATGAAAGCGGCCATGGTTCACGCAATGGCGGCAATTCAAAACGGGACCGGGCGGCGCCAGCTTGCATCGGCCGTCGGCACTAAGCAAATGAATCTTCCGAGGTGGATTTAATGAACGTGATTCTTGACGAGCGGCACGGCCGCAACTGGGCGCTTTACAACGGCGACTGCTGCGAAGTCATCAAGGGCATTCCCGATGAATCGGTAGACCTGACGGTGTTTTCTCCGCCGTTTTCCAGCCTGTACATGTACTCAGACTCCGAGGCCGATATGGGCAACTGCGCGAGCGATGAGGAGTTCTTCGCGCACTTCGGATTCCTTGCGCCGGAATTGCTTCGCGTGACGACAACGGGGCGGCTGTGCGTGATGCATGTCAAAGACTTGCCGACGTACCGCAACAGCGACGGCGCCAGCGGCCTACGCGACTTCCCAGGCCAGTGTATCGCCGCCATGGAGCGCGCCGGGTGGACGTTCCATAGCCGGGTTACGGTGTGGAAGTGCCCGGTGACGGAGCGGGAACGGACCAATAACAACGGGCTCCTGCACAAGACCGTCATGCGTGATTCTTCGCAGATCCGGCAGGGAATGGCTGACTACGTGCTAGCCTTTCGCAAGACGCCCCCAGGTGACAATCTCAGCACAAAGCCGATTGAGCGGTCAAATGGGTTCGAGCGGTATATCGGCGACGCGGCGCAAGATCCGCGTGAAACCGACCAGCACCCTTCGAAGTACGCCCGAAAAGGCCGCGACGGGCGGACAAGCGTGGAGATTTGGCGGCGGTACGCGGAGCCGGTGTGGTGGGACATCGACCAAACGGACGTGCTCAACTTCCGCATTGCCCGCGACGAAAAGGACGAGAAGCACATCTGCCCGCTACAGCTCGGGTTGATCCGGCGGTGTTTAGAGCTGTGGTCGTCGCCGGGGGACGTCGTGCTATCTCCGTTCGCTGGCGTTGGCTCAGAGGGATTTGTCGCGCTGGACGAGGGGCGGAAGTTCATTGGCATCGAGTTAAAACCTGGTTACTTTTCGACGGCCATCAAGCACCTGGAAAGCGCGGAAGCATACGCCGGCGCTCAAGGAGGGCTATTCGATGCCATCGACTGACAACCCTATCGCCACCGCCCAGCGCGAACAGCGCGAAGCGGCGGCGCGGTACATCGTGGACGGGCACCCACTGGCGGAGCTTGGCATGGGCGACTGGTTCGCGGAGGAGTTTTTGATGGAGCAGGAGGCGCGCGATGCAAGAATACAGTGCGTGTGAGCCGATCCCCGGTTTTCCATGGATTTGCAAAGCCATGCGGAGGGCGAAAGTAATCTACTATCAACCTCAATGGCATTATTTAGACTGGGAAGCCATCCCGGCTGAATTGCAAAGGCTAGAGGATAGCGTTGATACGCTAGGTGTCCAACTTGGCGCGTGCATGACGCTAGTTCGCAGCCGGGAGGACGGTGGCGGATCTTATTGGGTGCCCAAGTTCATCATCAAGTACGACCAGCCAGGGCACGCATGGGAGCCGCATTGGGCGCAACGCGGTAAAGAGGCCCAGCCATGACCCGCCCCTGGACCCTACGCGAATCCCGCCTGATCGCCGAGCGCGTGATGGAGTGGCAGGTATTCGAGTTCCGCGGGCGGCTATGGCTGCGGAACTTTGACGAGCGCCCAACGTGTATGCAGTCATCGGAAGTTCCAGACTGGCCGAATGACCCAGCAGCCGCGGCGATGGCGTTGGCGGCGATTCAGATGGACGGCGTGAGCACTTGGCAGCGCTGGGAGGCGGAAAAGCGTGCATATGTGGTCACCTTGCATCACCAGCACGACGCGCGCTATCCGGTCATGCGGGAGGCGCGGGAGTGGTCCGAGGCCGTGATGCTGGCGGTTTTGGCGGCGGTGGAGGGATGCAGTGAACCGCAATAAAATCACCGTCAAAGGCGTGCGTATGTTCATAGGCCACATTCGATGGCAAGTCTGGTATGACGACCGGCTATTTGGCAACTATGAGTACTGGGAGAACGCGGTACGCTTTGCCTTTCGCATGGCAGAGAAGGGCAAGCCATGAGGCCGCCCGACGTCGAGCTCGTCGTGCTTGGCGTGCCAGGGCCGCAAGGCTCGAAGCGGCACGTAGGCGGCGGGCGCATGATCGAATCCAGTAAGAAGGTGGCGCCGTGGCGGGATTCCGTCGCATGGGCCGCGCGGGAGGCGATGGCGGGGCGTCCGCCGATAGATGGGCCTGTGCGATGCCAGATGGTGTTTATCTTCCCGCGGCCGAAGTCTCGCAAGCGCACGGCGCTGCATGACCGCAAGCCGGATCTATCCAAGCTGATCCGCTCGACAGAGGACGCACTGACCACGGGCGGGGTTTGGGCGGACGATGCGCGGGTTGTGGAGTACGTGACCACGTGCAAGCGGTACGCCGATGAGATGCCACCGGGCTCAATTACGAGCGGTGCCGCGATCCGGATATGGCGGGCCACGCCATGACCATCCTCGACCAACTCAAGCGCGCCGGCGCCGTGCTGGTGCGCCAAAAGAATCATCAGGTGTGGCGGCTGCCGAACGGGCGGCGCTACGTGATAGCGAAGACGCCTAGCGATGGGCGGGCGGGCAGGAATCAGGCGGCCGTGCTCAAACGGCTGATGCGGGCGAAATAAACGGGGCCGCTATGCCGACGCGGCCGAGAAAGAGGGAGCAAATGAAGCGAGAACAGGGGTGCGGCTATGGCACGCGCCCGTAACATCAAGCCGGGATTCTTCGAGTCCGACGACCCGGCAAAGGTCGGCTATCCGCAGCGCCTCCTGTGGATCGCCATGTGGACGCTGGCAGACAAAGAAGGCCGCCTAGAGTACCGCCCGACGCGGCTGAAAAAGTACGCCTTCGGTTTCGATCCGGCGACTGTGGAAGACGTCGCTCAGTGGGTTCACGACCTCCACGATGCCGGGCTGATTGTCCTTTACCCGGTCGGGGCGGTCGAGGTGATCCAGTGCGTGAACTTCCTGAAGCACCAGCGGCCGCACTATAAGGACCCGGAAAGCGAGTTTCCGCCGCCCGCATCATCAATCGATCATCGGTCAATGATAGACGTTTTCCCCAAAGTTCCCCAGGAATTGCCTCTATCATACGTCAATGATAGGCCGATTCCCCAAAGTTCCCCAGGATTCCCCAGGATTCCCCAGGATTTGGGCCTATCATCGGCCGATGATACGTCAATGATAGACGTTTTCCCCAAAGTTCCCCAGGATTTGCCTCTATCATTGGCCGATGATAGACGATTTCCCCAAAGTTCCCCAGGAATTGCCTCTATGATAGGGGGGGTTCCCGGTATGAATGTGGAATGTAGAATGTTGAATGTGGAAGGGGGAAGGGGGAATGGCGCGCTGACGCCCGCCCCGCCCCCGCCGCAGCAACTCCGCATCGACGACAACGGACCTGAACCAGACGAGCTTTTCCAGACCGCGGCGAAGTTCGCATGTGAGCACTTGCCGGCTGGAGGCGATGTCGGGCTTACGGGTTCAGCCATGCGCAGCGAGTTCCAGAAGTCGGCCAGCTTCGAGGGCAACCCGGCGGGCTTCTGCCTGGCCTACACTGCCAGCGTCCGCAAGTGGCGCGCGGCATACGACGCCAACCCGGATCTGCGGACGAAGCAGGCGCAATGGTGGACCCGCGACGGCACGTACTCGCAAGCACCGCCAGCACCGCGGGCGCCGCGGCGCTTTGGCCCTGTTGACCTGAAAGCCGGGCTGGAGGTGGACGATGCCTTGTAATCGCGGCACGGCCACTGCCCAGCTAAAACGCATGTCGAGCCTACAGGGATTTGGCTTTATGGCACCTGAGGCGTTCACCGATCTCATCGACGTGCTTTGCAGCCACTCCGACGACGCCACGCACGCAAAGGCGGCGGTGGATCTCATACTGGGCCGCAAATCGCTTCCAACGGGGCCGCAAGACATCGCGGACGCGCTGAACGAGGCGAAGCATGGGCAGCCGGTAAACGAGGCACCTAGGGCAAATTTAGGCGGGTGCGGGCGGGTGATCGAAGGCATGACGTATTGGGACTACGATCCCAACTCGCGCGGGCTTGAAAAGATCCACCACCCGGCACGATGCGCAGGTGGAGAAATCCGCGTCACGAAGTGGGTACGGGTGCAGGGCATGGTGGACGAGGACGGGAATCCGCTCAAGCAGCCGTACCAGTTCAGCGGCAAATGTCGCTGTGCTGGGGGCACGCTATGACACCCGAGCAATTGCAATTAATGGCGCTTATGCGCATGGAAATAAAGGATTTACAACGCCAGAATACGCTACTCCAGCGCTGTCTTGCGCAAGTATCGGCCGACCAAGCGGCGGTGTGGGAGCTACTGCGGGTGTTGGGTGCTTTGAAGAAATGCAAATCTTCCCCATTGACATCCAGAAAAACGTCTTGTAAAGTCGGGAATTGAGCATGGCTATTGCGGCTCAACCTCCGACGGGGTTTGAAGTGGTGGTAAACGTCGCCAGCCCTCACGGGCTCCCAATCGAGGAGATGCGCTTGGACACCTTGACACTGGCCGGACCGACTGTGATTTGTGAAAACGCAAGCGGTAAGCGGCGAGCTATCAGCCTTGCAACCTTGCGCATCCTTAAAACCGCTGGTGCTGTGGCGCGGCTGATTCAGCGCAAAAAAGACAAGGCGATCACGCGGGTGTTTCTCTTGGCCGAGCCGAACGAGATCGCCACGCGGATAACGGCGCAAGCCACTGTGGTTAAGGTGCTTCCGAATACCTACACCCACCGCTCTTCGCTGATGGCTGGGTTTTGATGGAAGACGAAGTCGAGCGTTACGCGCAAAGCCTGATCGACGGCACTGACTACGCGAAGCAGAAGGACCATGAGGCACGTGTTCGCATGGTGGCGAAGTATTACGGCGTCAGCGTGAACGACATGCACGCTATCGAGAATGCTTTGATGCTTCCCATTCGTGGCTTGATTCAAGAGGCCGTCGCAAAAAATGCCGAGGAGATCGTAAGGGCGTTCGTTCGCTTATGCCAACCTCCCCGCCCCGATGGTGCGCACGATGCCGAGAAGCCCACGCCGGCGCCTGCCCCCAACGGCAACCGCGCGTAGACCATAGGCCACACGCTACAGCGCGTGGGTATGACGGACGATGGCAGAAGATACGGGCGATCAAGCGGGCACGTGATCCGCTGTGCGAGTGGTGCAGGGAAGCTGGTCGCGTGGTACTAGCCGAACTCGTCGACCACTTCATCCCACTGGTAGCGGGTGGTACTCATGATAATGAGAACCTAGTATCAATGTGCCGACCGTGCCATGGGTTGAAGACGGAGCAGGATAAGCGGAAGTACCCGCAAGTGTATAAAAAGAATACAGTTTGAGGTGTATAATATTTATACGAAATGGCTATTAGGGTGGGGGTAGTCTAAATATTAGACACATTGAGGACTACACCTCTTCGGCATCACGCGCGAGTTTTTCCCAACTTTCTGATTTCGAGTTATCAATATGGGCGCTAGAGGATTCCAACCACGACCGGACAGTAGGCGCGGCACCGTCGCCAACGGCGGCGTCATCCCGGAACCGATCCAGGAAGACATCACCCCGCCAGTCTGGTGTAAATCAGACCGGCTGAAGCTCTTCCAAAAGCTCGTCGCCGAGAACCGCGCCGCGGGC